ATGTAAAATTGTGCGGGTCTTGCTGCAGGTACTCTTTAAGCGCATAAAAGATAGGAGGTTTAGAACTAAGCTTTCTATTGTATTTGTAGGGCCTAGTTTCTGCAACTGCATATCTAAAACATTTACCAATTGTCAAAAAGCCTGCATATTTATGAGCACCAGTTTCTTCTAAGATAGTTTGTATTCTACTATTTATGCCTTCAATCGCCTCTTCCAGGGTATCTTTACCCATCTCGTAATACAGGAGGCTATCTGCATCTATTAGTGCTACTTTCATAATGAAAAATTATGGGGGCGCTAGGCCCCCAATTATTATATAGCGTTAAGCTCTGCTACATCTCTGTCGCAAGATTCTTTACACTCTGAATACTCTGTTACTGCTTCAATTCGCATGTCTGCCCACTGCTCATCAGTCATAGCTGCATAAGTAGAGCTATGATAGATAGAACCGTTGACACCTACAAGAGAAGAGTGAACAAAATACTCTAAGCATCTAATAGCGCCTGTATTATCATCAGGCACCGCACCAATATGCATAGGATCTACAAAGATGTTATGTATCTCGCCGCTGTAGCATGCGATATACTTAAGACCACCTAAGTGTAAACCTTTAACACAAGAGCGATTGTCGTTTGTATCTACATGAGACCAATCTGGTAATCTGTGTCTGCAACCAACTTTAATAAAATGCTGAGGAGAGCCATAGCCATTTACACCCTCGCAATAGAACGCATCTCCACTTGAACCCATAACTGCAGGTTCAAATAAGCGGTCCTCTACGTGCTCAGGCAGGCCATCGCCCTCAATCTCACCCGTATCAGGGTTAAATGTACGTTTGTAACGGTCAACTTGCTCGCCAGTTTCTCTATCAAACTTATGCATAATTTCTCTAGACACTTTGTAGCCGTTAAGCAAGCCCTCGCTAGTAATCTTCATCTGATACATAGTAGCTCTACGCTCTGCAACCTCTTCGCTAAGACCGTGCTCTTCCATGAGCTCCTCTTTTAGCTTAGGGTGTACATACTTTAGATTTACAAAGTTGAAAAAGCGCTCTGAAAAGTCAGCATCTACACCTTTCTTTCTAAGTATAGGGTTACGTAGCCATCTAGTCCACATCTTAACAAGCGGTAAGAAAGATAAGCCTTTGTCGATAGACTCAAATATTCTATCTACCAAAGCTTGCGGCATAGGATAGCTTGACACTACACCATTACTCTTAAGAAAGAATTGGCCTGTAGCTTTGTTAACATGAATGTGCTCACACTCAGTCTCAATTGTTGCAGTGTAGTCTTCTACAGCAAGTTCTGCAAATTTTTGTAGAGTGTCTTGGTATTCTGCCATGCTAACAGCGTCATCTGCTAGTCCTTTGAGAACCATCATACTTTCATACAGCTCTTTGCTGTACGTTACGGAGAAGTTTTTATCTCCATATGATCCTGAGATCACATCATCAATTACGTTTAGTGTAATCATAGTTTAGTTATTTATTTGGGTTACTAATTTACAAAATAAAAAAATAATTTACAAGTTTAAAACATGTATCTTATTGTATTCCAAGGTATTATGTGGTCATGCATGACTCTAAAGCCATTCATGTAAACAGCTTTTAAATGTCTATTATACCTTATATTTATTCCACCATACTGAGATACTTTTGGTTCTTGTATCTTTGGTTTCCATAAGTCGCGCTCCGTGTACGGATGCTTCTTCAAATTAGCCTGATGCTTTTTCTCATTGTGAGTAAGAAATATAACTTCGGCTAGCACCTGATCTTTGTATTCTACATAGTCATTCAACATAGCAAACAACTCTTCGTAATCTTTGTCCCATCCTTGATATACAATTACAGGACTAAAATTTACGTGTACATCATAACCGGCCTCTATAAATGCATTGATAGCTTTAATTCTATCTATGATTTTAGATGTACCTGGCTCGTGGATGTCTGACCGCTCTTGCGGCATTAAGCTAAATCTAATACGTATCTTACCTTCAGGGTTAAAATCTAACAACTTAGGATTAACATACTTAGTAGCAAAGCTACCCATTGCAACAGGATGATCTCTGAAGAATGCAAAGATTCTTTCCCAATCGTGATACTTAGCATGCAGTGCAAAGTCTTCGTTACAACTAATGTCGTACGTAGTAAACTCTGGATGCGTCTGGTTGGGTTTATCAACCGGTGTAAAGTATGCATGATTGTTAATCTCTGTGAGTATATCACCTGTGTTCTTAGCTACGGACAAGCCGTCGGGCTTATGGCGCTTCATATAACAATATGAGCAATTATATAAGCAGCCATAGCCAAACGAGGGAGAAATAAAATCTGTAGACCTCCCTGACGGTCTTATCTCAAAAGCTTTCCTATTTACATAAGCTAGGAGCCCCATTGGAGTCTATCTTTTGCATCTAGGTACACACTAATCTCCTTCTGTAGCTCTGGACTAATGTCTGGAGCTTCTTTAGGATGTACATCAAACTGGCCTATAGTGGATAGCATAGTCGATACCTCTTCGTTGTACTCTACCAATTCTTGGCAGTTAGCAACAAGTCTAGTATCATATGCACCTGCATTAGGCATATCCAACACAAACAACTCTCTACTTTTAGCAGCAATCAGAGTTTCAGAATCTAAAGAATCTTTAACTTCTTCGCAATAAGCTTGGAATTCAGCAATCCTTTTCACATTCTTCTTGATTTCTGTAACTATAGAGTCATCTTCATCACCCATATCAAACCATTTACCAGACTTGTAAGTAACTAGTTCTGCAGCTTCATAACATTCCTTAAACTTTGCAAAAAGATGAGGGTTAATATGTTTAAGCGCAGACAAGTATCTCATGTCTTTAACGGCCTGGATCTTTTTACCAGTAAGCCATTTAATTAAGTATGAATCCATAGTGTATCCTCCATCTGAATTTAGTTGTAAGAAAAACTCATCAATGTGTTTACAGTTAGGGTTCTTCTTAATGTGTTTAATATATGTTTCTCTAACTCTAATAAGCTGCGGCGTATCCCACTGATCTTGCATCTTATCAGGTCTAGCCCATTCTACAGGCTGACCTTTATCCTCACCATACGTTGAGTATACACGAACAGGTGGTTGCTCATAGTAAAACATTTTACCGTGCTTACACTCGTTCCAAGAATACCACGTATTTTCAGGAAATACTTGTTCAAATGTAGGAGCATAGCAACCAATAATATCAGCAGCAAGCATAAACTTTGCCTCATCAACAGTACTACCATAGTAAATAGTCTTCTCACTTTGCATAAGTTCTTTAGCTTTAGGCTCGATCTTATCCCAAGTATAGTTTTTACCATCATTACGCTTCTTGTCTTCTCTAAGAGTAAAAGCAACCATGCGCTCTTCTATCTTACGACGTTCTGCAGGTGTAATGTTCTCAAACGTTGCAACTTTCTCAGCTGCAGCTGCCTCTTTCTTGTAGTCTTCTAGCCACTCATCGCTAACTTCTATGTCATCATAGCTTTTAACATGTGGTGAAGATTGAAAGTATGCAAACTTAGCTTGTTGTCTAGTAACTTCAGCATTGTATGCTGCCATTGCTTTCCCTTTCTCTGGTCCAGGGGCCAACAAACTAATAGCTTTAGGTATAGCAATAGTAGGAGGACTGATAACTACAATATTTTCTTGATAGTCGTCTTTTTGAGCTTGTTGTAGTAAATACAAATCTTTGTACTTATTAAACTGCTCATCTGTTTTAATGTAAATATTAGTAGTACTTACACCTGACCATCCGTCAAAATCGTCTCTTTCAAGACTGTCTTTACCAGTTCTGTAGTCTCTAAGCTTTGTAATCTTCTTAGCATTCATGCCTTTAAAGAAAGTCTTAGGCATTGCATACCTAATACTCTTGTCAGGTGCAAACTGCGGGTTAATAGACTGCCGATCAATAATATTAGCAATCCTACCTAGCGTTGAAGATCCATTTGCTTTACTAAGAATGTCTCTACAAGATACAAGCCACTGAACAATGTCTGTGTCTTTAAGCTCTGCCTGTATCAGCTTGGTAGCTTCTGCAGCTGCTTTCTTAATAACACCTTGAACATATGCTTTAGTAGCGTCGTTCCATATCACTTTCTCACGTGATGGTGTAACATCCACACCCTCTTGCAGTACTACATCTTTGCCTGTCTGAGGATCTCTCATAACTTGGCGAGCAGGACATTTAAAGGCAATTGGGCCCCACAATGTCTCCATCTCCAACTCACGGAAATCAATAAAACCATAGTTAATACCAGTAGTAGCCTCACTATTCTTAACAACCACAATATGCGGTTTATTAAACACGTAAGTATCAGCTACAATAAGGTTCTCAGAGTTAAAAAGTACTTTAGCTTGAAAGTTCTTTTCTTTAATATCAACTCCTCCATCCTCAAAATGCTCAATAACTCTAAACTTAACATTGTCAAGATACAACAGCTGCTCTTCTACAGAGTCCATAAACTTAGATCTGTTATGACGCTTAACGCCAAACGAAATCTGAGTATAGTTTTTATCTACTGTAGGTTCATAGTAAACTGTGCTACCATCAGACAAAGTAAAACTAGGATTAACATTTCCTGTAGTAGTATTAAACTTAGGAGTTGTAAAATCTGTCTTGTAGTTGTAACAGTTACACGTTATCTTTCTACCATTATGTACTGTTTCTATAGTGTAGAAGTCGACGCCCGTAGACAAGGGTACTTTAGCACCTAAGCCGAACGCACCAAAGTTCTCTGATGTATTACGCTTAGTTGAGTAACCCAATTCTAAAATACCTTCTAACCTACGACCGCCAATACCTACACCATGGTCCAAAACGATGAATTTGTCGCAATATCCAACGCCAGGATGTTTTTCATAACTGATGTAAACTTGTGTTTGCTCTGTGTTTAAGTGATCTAGATTGTAATAATCAGAGTCAAAATTACTATCTTCATACTGCTCACCGTTACGGGTAATGTAGTAATCATCTTGTTGAGACTTGCCAGTAAGAATCTCTACCGCAATCTCTTTTTCTCGCTGCGCGTCACATGCATTAGTTGTGAGCTCACGAACTGTCGAGGGAATAGGTGTAGAGTACTGTGTTGACTGTAGAATATCAAAGACCATCTTCTCTGCGCCTTTGTTAATCTTTTTAGCAACACCTTCTGCTCCTACGATCTCTTTGTCAATCGTTTTAATAGCCATTTAGCTTTTATTTAAATATTACACAATAAAAAAGCCGCTACTTGCGGCTTAATTCTTTAATTAGTTCTACTGTTTCAAGAACTTGTTTCTGATTCTTGGGTAAGTATAGTTTGTACTCTAACCCATTTTGCATGATATGCTGTTTAAACATCTTCCATTTTAAAGGAAAGACATCGTTAGCAAATCCTTTTACCTCTATAATCCACTGCCCTTGCGGATCTACAAAATCAGGAGTATACGTTATACTTCTAACTTTAGTAGTGTTGTCCACATACTCTTTATGAGTATTAGGTTCTACACATGTATGAGGAAAGTGGAACCCCTCTAAAAGCTCAAACTTTCTTTTCTCATACAGTGCAGATATACCTGCTTCTTCAAGTTTCTTATAAGTAAATAATTCTAATTTTGATCTAAACTTTAATCCTTTGTATACTGCTGCTGTAGCATTTCTAACTTTCTTGTTTCCTTTTTTTCGTCGTATCGGCATGATTTGTCTTTTCAGTTTGTATATCGTTTCTGTGTATTTTCCCATATATGGTCAGTTCTATTAAGGCTGCCATGCCTCCATAAGAATTGAATCGAGCTATATAGTCCGATAAATCTTTACAGTGATATACATCTGGAATAGCTATGTTTGAAAACAAATACTTTTGTTTAATCTTTTGAGCCATGGTCTGACCAGGGTTGTTAGGATTATCAAAATCATTGTCATAAAATATAGCTATTCTGTCAAATCTAGACTTAAGGTGTTGAATTAGTTTATCGTCAGGCATAATCATTTCACTTTGCAAAGCAATAGCGGGTATACCCATTTCATATAAACACATCACATCTTTAAGAGAAGAAGTAAGAATAAGCAAATCTCCTGTATCTGGAAGCTGCTTGTAACCTTGCACATGTTTATTAGTAGTATTACTAGACCATTTATACTCCTCATTGGGAGCATAAATCTTGTATTTGTTACCAATTTTATATGCATAAGTTATTTCGCCACAGCTAAACCTATTTTCATTAATCCAATAATGTGAAATAGGTGATACATCAAATTTAAGTAAAGTCTTTTTAGTAATCAAATATCTTTCCCAAAATGACTTATCCGACTTAGACCAAGGCCTAGACTTCTTTTTAATAAGAGTTACTTTCTGAATTGTAGGTTTTTTATTCGTTATCCTACCTGCAAATCCCATTGTAAACGTCGTATTATTAATCTTAGAGGCCAACCCAAGGGCAAAATCATTGTCAATTATAGTCAAAGCTTCTACAAAATTGCAAGAATACTTGAACTTAACATAGTTAAAGCAGTCAAATGTATGATCAGGATAGCCAAAATCCTTGTATAAGAGCTTACCTTTCCAGTAAACAATACTTACACCAGGCTTTTGGTCTTTCCTTAGATCACTACAAAACTTCTTATTAAGCTCTATGAAATTGGGGCAGTAGTATTTGAATATATCATACTCACTAATCTTAGAGAGTATTACATCCGTGTGAAGATGATCTTCACTTCTTCTGCTCTTTATCATAGTTTTAGACTATTATACCCAAGTATCTTCTTCTGTCAAAGAATCTTCGTCAGGAGTAACTACTGTTAGCTCAGGTGTAAAAGTACCCCACTTCAAGTCAGAGTTAAACTCAGCATTGAAAGATTTGTACTCGTCATTAAGAGCTGTAACAAACAGATCATCACGCTGAGGCTTAACACGGCCAAAGCATCTTAGATATATGTTTTGGTATTTACCATCTTTAACACCTACAAGTAGTCTAACTTGATTAGTAGACAGCATGCCAACCAAAGCTTTAAGCTCTGTTACATCACCTTTAACAATCTTAGACATTGTGTCAAACATAACCTCGTCACCATATGCAACATTAGCCCATGCTTTTACAAAGTCAATCAAAGTCTGCTCGCCTACATAAGATTTACGAGTAGTCTCTGTGTTCTTCCACCAGTCATAGGTAGGAGTGCCATCTGAATAAGTAGACTGACCTATGTTGTTCATGTACAAGTGTTTACCAGACTGAGAAGTCTTTGGTTTATCTTGCATAAGAATCTCCATACGAGTAGTCAAGTCTTCATTCTTAATCCAGAACGTTAGTTTGAAATACTCTTCGCCGCTAAATTCTACATAGTAGTTAGGCTCAGATTTTACATTAACACCAAGAGCATGTAGCTCTGACATTGTAGGATTTACAGCAATTACATTAAAATTACTGAGGCCTGAGTACAATTTAATGCCTCCGCCCGATACTTCTTGTTCGCTAGAATTACTTTTAATAGCCATTTTGTATATTATTTAAAGGATTAGTTGTTCCTGATACTTGATTCTGCTGTTCCCAAGCTTCTGCTTGCATTTGATCTTGCTCTCTTTGTGTAAACTCTTGAGTTTCATAGTGAGGGTTCTCTTCTTCAAAAGTAGGTATGCTAGTTTGATTAGGATCTACAGCTTCTACAGTATCATCTACAAAGTCAAAAGATAACTTTCTAACTTTGCGAGGCTTTTTGCCTTTTAGTTTAGGATGTTCAAACATCTGTTTTACTTCCCATGTGTCTAGGCCGTACTTAGTTTGAATTCCCTTACGATCTGTACCGTTATCTAGATCATCTAAGATCATAGAGATAGTAATAGTTTCTGGTGTAGGGTTCTTCTCTACACTCGCTTCTGGTAATCTTGCTTCAATCATTGGTTTTTGGTTTAAAGCGGTTAATCAATAAAAATCTTTGACCATTCCAGGGGCATGGTCTTACCCTTCAAGTGATCGCATCTACTACCTGCAGTAATGTCATCCATAGAATCAAATGAGACCATAGTTTTCTCATCTTCTCTGTATAAATAACCTACCGCGTCAGCATTTGCACACGTAATTTGCTTGATCTTACCAGTAAGGTCGAGGTCTTTCACAGCCACTTCTTTACCTTTCTTCTCAAGCATTTTATCCTTTAGGTGTCCAACCAGAATAATGTGATCAGCTAGAGTGTTCAGTCTGTCTATCCATTTTTTGTATGCTATCCGTAAGTATAGGTAGCCTGCGCCGTTTGGCAATGATAAGACTGAAGCTCCAGGATTCTTTTGTTCAAAGTTTTTACCCATTGGAGTTTGCATATATAATACCTTAGCATCAGCTTCACACCATTCCTCTAATTTAGAGATAGTGTCAATAGCTACGTATTTATATGGCTTTTTAGCTTCATGAATTGCTTTACCTGCTTCTCCAAGTTCTTTCAGGCTCTTCACTTTTACTTTAAGTGCGTCAACCATATCAGATCCCTCTTCTAAGTCAAGAATTAAACAATCATCAAGCTGAGATAATACAGTAGTTTTGCCAATCTTTGGCGCACCGTATATTATCATATTCTTTGGCGACTTTCTAGTTGCCTTTACTTTAGTTTTTGGTAATTCCATTTTATCTTCTTTCTTTAATAGTAAATGTGCTCATATCTGCTTCGTATCCAATCATACCAAGCAAACCATCGCGGTTCTTTTCTAAATGACATGCAAGTAATCCTTTAGGATTCTCATTGCAATAGGTGTCTGTAATATTGTACAAGTCATAAGGCCTGTTCAATATCATAACAACGTGCGCATCCTGACCAATACTGTCGCCACCAAACAAATCTGTTAGCAAAGGTTGGTATTGATTCTTAGCACGGTGCTCTTGTTCTATGTTACGGTTAAGTTGTGACAGCAAGATGTTAATAACTCCAAACTCTGACTGCATAAGCATGCAACCCTTAGAGATTGTGTTTAACTTCTTAAGTTCTGTCTCTTCTGTACCGCGTATCAAACGAGAGTGGTCAAACAAATTGACAACAACTGTATCAGGATCATCCTCGTATAGAGTCCTGTTAGTGTTTTGGATATACTCCATAGTTCTAGGAATATTGTTAAAGTAAATAGGATACTTACCATACTTCTGCACCTTAGCCGCATAGACTCTAAAGTCTACATCTGACAAAGGAGAGTCGACAGATAACAGTTCTCCCATCTGTTTTCTAACATCTTTTGAGGCTGAACGCATTACCTGTTGGTAACCGGGCATCTCGAAAGTCCAATACAATACAATTATTTTCTTGCTTTTATTTGTGTCAAGTACATCAAATATAAGCTGGTTACTAAATGCTGATTTACCCACACCTGGGCGTCCCGCAATAACATACAGTTTACTTCTCTGTAGTCCACCTAGTAAATTTCTATTAAGTCTGGGCCAAGACGTTGGAAAAACCTCACGGTTACCAAGTTTAGCTTCTTTAACAATAGCAATAGACTGCCTTACAGCTTTATCTATCTTTTGAAATCCTCTAGATTTAAATACATCATAGTTTTCTTGTAGTTCTTTGTCCTGAGTTTTCTCTTCCATTGTCTTCTATGTCTACATACTTTTCCCAAGTATGGTTATTAATCCAAACTTCTAAGTTTTGTAAATACTCTAGCCTCTCACGATCAATACGCAGCTGCACATCTAGCAGCCCCATAATACGATCATGAATAAACTTTTTATTACCTACAACCCTGCGGTATTTATCCTTAGCTTTTTTATTAGCTTTGGCTTTAGGGTCAGAGGCATGTAACACTCTGATGCCTGTAGATGTCCTAACTTTCATAGGATACTTAAGCAGCAAAGAGTTAAACATTTGGTCAAAATCACTAGCGAACAAGTCAATAAACTCTTGTCTAATAACATGCTCTTCTAGTGTTTTGCCAAGTTTAATAAAGCCTTTAGATTGTAACTTTTCCCAGTTGGGAGATAGACATAGATTTTTTAAGGTTTTGTACCCTTTTCTATATAAAGCATATAATGCAAGATAATCATCTGCACTGATGTCATTGTCTGCTAATAATTGTATATCTATTTCTATCTGCATGTTATTGTTTTAATGCCATGTTACATTTTTCAGGCTGTTTATACTCTTAGTCAGCCATTTCTGTTCCTGACTATCTTTTACATATAGGATATAAATTTTACCAATTTTATCCTCTTGAAATCTAATAAGTCTACCTACACGTTGTATCATAGACAATGACTTACTAGTAAGGCCACAAATAATACCTATACTTGCATCTGGAACATCAAAACCTTGGTTAAGTGCCTTTGTGCTGCATAGTATTGTTTTGTCACCAGATTTAAAGTCTTCTAAAGCTTTCTCTTTCTGCTTCTTTGTCTTACCACTGTGATACACAGTAGAAAACATATCAACAGCTTCCGCTAGCTTGTTAGTAAACTCATTTGCACCTGCAAATACGAGCATTTTCTCTCCAACATGGCTTACTGCAAGCTTCTGTAGCCCGTACAGCTTGTTCTCTGCAAAATCCACAATCTTTTTGCGAGAGCGTATACAATTGTAGAATTGTGCAGCTGCTTGCTTCATTTGTGGGGACGCAGATTTATCTGCTAGAACGCGTTTAGCCTCGTTAAAAGCGTCAAACTGCCCTAACTGATACTTCCAGTAAACAAATTTGTTGTTGATCTTCTTGTATTGTTCTTGCTCTTCGTCTGTCAAACTCACTGGTATACAGTGTATTTCATACGGAGAAACAAGACCCAAAGATACACATTTGTCTAGTGTAATCCTATAGTTTATAGGTGCAATTTCCTGTAATTTTATATTATATTCTTGCTCTTCAGGAAGGGTTGCAGTCATACACAATAGCGTATCATAAGTATTGTTATCAAAGAATTTTCTATACTCTGGCGATAGGCCAAGATGTATCTCGTCACATACAACAATATCATAATGCTCATCCGTAAGTTTGTAAGCGCTTTGATAACACATAACCTCTACATAATCTAGATACTGTGCTTTATCCCACTTCTCAAACTCCTCTTTAAACTGTTTTTGCAGCTGAACTGTAGGCACAAGCACAAGAGCTCGCGGCTCATGTTTTGTTTCATTCTTATCTACATTATCTATAACGTGACATGCTGCAAGCACACCACATCTAGACTTACCAAAGCCGGTGCCTGCGATAATACTACCGCAGTAACCACCTTTAGCCCATGCATTAAGAGCTTTCTTTTGCTCTACAGTTTTTACTTTATGCATTACAATGACGCTTTCCATAGGTTCACTGTCCTGTTAGTTTCTTTGTCTTCAAAGTCACCTGCATGTTTAATAAATCCTTTTGATCTAAGCTCCTTGACACGGCCAGTAACTCGGTTTATATCCCAACCTAGTTTCTTAGCAATCATGCGGTTAGTACCCATGCCTATCTCATTCTTAAGTATTTGCAATACTTGTACTTGTCTGCGTGTTAGCCCGTTATCTTCTGCGAGCTTTTTGTACGAATCAATTGATTTCTGGTCCATAATTAATCTCCTAAATTTTCTAAATGGTTCATAGTATGTTTATACACAAAGTCATTATCGTCATTAACGATTTCTAACTCTTCATCTGTTAGTTCTCTATCAAACCAAACAGCTTTAGCCACAAAAGCGTCTCCATATTCAGGATGATCTGTAGGATCTATTCCTTCTATTTCAACGCTTGTAAGATCTTTTAAATCTTCAGATGTAAACTCTGGTTCTACATCAGGCTGGTTCGCTGGATGATTCGGTAGATGATCCCACCAATCTTCGCTCATGGTCTAGTACTTTTTTAGTTAATAAATCAAGAACCTCTTGTTGTTCTTTGTTTGTGTTTACAAGTTTTTCTATGGCAGTTACAATGCTACCTAGTAGTTCGTCAGTCATTAGTTTTTATCTTTTAAAGATTTCTTTTTCTTTTTATAAGGTTTTCTAGGCTTATCGTTATCCGATACTTTATTTTTAGCAGCCTTTGTACGATTCTTAGGCGCTTTCTTCTGTTTATTGCCTCGCACATCATTTTGTGAATTAGTCCTTTCATCTATTTTCTTTTTTTGACTAGAGTACTTTACAGACTCCCATGTTATGAGTAATCCTATAAGGATTATAACTCCAAATGCATATTCCATAGTTATAGTTTTTAAAATTTACCGTTATATTTAATGTAATCTTTAGTAGGCATCTTCCAAGGATTTTTAAACATCTTTGCAGGCCCACTCATAGATGGTAGTTTACCTCCAAACTGTAGTATGCCACTGTCAGCTACAACCATACCTCTTTCATCAGAAATCATATGCTTGATTCCGCTGTGAGTAGTTATATACTTAGGCTCGTGTGTAGCTACAACCTCTTTCTTAACTTCTACTTTTTCTTCCTCTACAACAGGAATATAATCATGATAACCTTTCTTCATATATTGGTTGTTTACAGTGCTCACAAATAGGAACACTAAGTTTATACTTATCTAGCATATCATAAACCTCTTTTTCTATAAAAGATTTAGTTATACGTAGTTTTTTATCAAAAGAGCATAGATTACGCATAGTAGCAGCTGAATACAACACAGTGGCATGATCTCTATTTATTTGTTCTCCTACTTTTACAGACACATCTTTTACAAGATCTCTGGCAAGTAAACAAAACATTTGCCTAGCTTCACACACCTCTCTGTGTTTATTTCTACTAACTATTTGCCTTTTACCTACACCCATTTCTTTTCTTATGGCTCTAAATAAAATATCATACTCAAAATCTATTAACTTTCTATCTGCTCTACTCTTAATAGTAGTGCCACTTACTTTTCCCATGACTTGCTAATATTTGTGTCTGCTTTTAGCAAACCGTTAGTAACTACAACTAGTGCTGCTTTCTCCATCATATCAGTCATTTGCACTACCCACTTATCAGCATAGTCTATATCACATATAGTATCTATCTGATCGTGAACAGTCATAACCATCTTAACAGGCACACCAGTCTTCTTAATAAACTCTCGCATATAAATAAGAGCTAGCTTAGTCATGTCTGCAGACGCACCTTGAATTGGTGTATTCTTAGATGCACGCTCAATACTACCAAGCTCCATCATGTCTGCCTTGCTATGCATTATCTTAGCATACCACTTAGGAAACCAGCGCTTACGGTTGTAAGGAGGAAAGGTTTTAATGTACCCATACTTCTTACCGTAACTACCAAGCTTTTCTAAGAACCCACCAATAGATGGGAACGCATCAAAGTACTTATTAATAAGCTCTTCTGCATCTGTTGTGCTAATGTCTAGCGTGTCTGCAAGCTTATGCGGACCCATACCATAGGCAAGACCAAAGTTAATAGTCTTTACATTAGTACGCAGTTTCTTATGCTGAGGACAATTGCACTTTTCTTTAGCTCTTAGATAGTTACAATTCTCCTCCGCACTAGATAACCATTCTTTACCGTATACAAGATCTGCACATACACTGTGCAAGTCTTGCCCCTTTTGAAGTGCATCAAGCCACACAGGATCTTTACTACCAAAAGCGATGACATTCAACTCTTGACTACTATAATCTGAGGAGACGAAACACCATCCAGGGGGAGCAATGAAACAGTTTCTAAATCTATTATCTGCAGGTATTTGCTGCATGTTAGGCTTGCTGCTAGCAACACGACCGGTATCTAGTATTTGATTAAAGCTAGTGTGTATCTTACCATCGCCTGATACAAACTTAAAAAAGTCTTTACCATAGCTAGTAGCAAGTTTCATCTTCTCTTTGTATTTTACATACTTATCTATAAGAGGAAACTTACGACGATATTTGTACATAGCTTTACAATTTACATTGTCTAGTTCAGGCAC